GTTATCGTGAGGCTTTTGTCTTTGTGGCACGGAAAAATGGCAAAGCATTAGAAGTCAATACTCCGATTCTGACTACTACAGGTTGGAAGAAACACGGCGATTTAGTCCCTGGAGACTTTGTTTTTTCTCCTGATGGCGTACCCGCAAAGGTTATCTATTCTACTCCTCATTATGAGGGGAATTGTTATTTTGTGGATTTCTCAGGCGATGAAGCAATTATCGCTCACGAAAATCACGAATGGAAAACTAACCGCACCTGGTATACAGGAAAGCCCAAATGGATAGAAGGTGAAAAGCCTTTGGTTACCACTAAGCGGATTGCGGAAACTCTACGATGTGGGAAACGCCAAGACCTTGTGCATTCTGTGGATGTTGCGAAACCGATACAGTTTGAGCCAAAAGAATACACAATACCCCCGTATGTTTTAGGTGTTTGGCTTGGCGATGGCGACTCTGACAATTGCAGAATCACGATTGCAGAACCAGAAATTGTCCAAAAACTATCCGATTATGGTTATCCAGCCGAATACAAAACAAGATACCGACACCTTGTGGGGCGAGGGAAATTTCAAAAGCAACTGCGTGAAAACGGTTTGCTTGGTAATAAGCATATACCGCGAGAATATTTACTTGGCTCGGTTGAGCAAAGGCTTGAACTCTTGCGCGGTCTGATGGACACAGACGGTTATGTGTCTTCGGCTGGACAATGCGAAATAGCATTAACCAACGGAAATTTATTTTTCCAAGTTGTCGAATTAATTACAGGCTTGGGATTAAAGCCCCGCGTAATGATTGATCGTGCTCAGTTAAATGGGGTTGACTGCGGAGTTAGATATAGAGTCCACTTCTATGCCTATCAAGACACGCCAATAGCATATATTGAGCGAAAAGCCAAACGGCAAAAAGAAACTCCAAAAACAAGGCAGCGCAGCCAGACTCGGATGATTTCAAATGTTACGCCCGCAGGTAAGCAAACAGTCAACTGCATCACAGTCGAAGGCGGGATGTATCTCGCAGGAAAGCAACTTATCCCAACTCACAATTCACCTCTTGGGGCTGCCATAGCACTTTATCTGTTGATTGTAGACAATGAGCCTGGTGCAGAGTTGATTTCTGTTGCGGCTGACCGAGATCAGGCGCGGGCGATTTTTGACACCGCAAGATTTATGGTCAAACAAAACGCCGCACTGGACGAGTTGGTCAGCGCATACCGCAATGCGATTGTCGCTAAGCAAGGTGCTTCGGTTTACAAAGTTGTTTCATCGGATGCTGGCACTAAGCATGGTGGAAACTTACATGCTGCGCTTTTTGACGAGTTGCACGCTCAGAAGAACCGAGACCTTTACGATGTTGTGCAAACCAGTTTTGGCGCGCGCCGTCAACCACTGTTGATTTCTTTCAGTACGGCAGGGTTTGATCGTGAGTCAATCTGCTATGAAGTTTACTCAATGGCAAAGCAGGTTTCTGAGGGCATAATCCAGCGAGATTGGTTTTACCCCGTAATATACGAGGCATCGCCAGAAGACGATTGGACAAGCGAAGATACGTGGAAGAAAGCCAATCCGAGTTTGGGACACTCGATCAAGATTGATTACCTGCAGAAGAATTATGAAAAGGCTCTATCAAGCCCGCAGTTCCAAAACACTTTCAAGCGTTTGTATCTCAATATGTGGACATCGGCAGAAACACGCTGGCTTGATATGCAAAACTGGGACAAATGCGGTGAGCAACCGATTGACATGGGACTGCTTGAAGGGGCTGAATGTTACGGCGGTCTTGACCTCGCGACAGTTTCTGACATTGCCGCTTTTGTGTTGGATTTCCCGAATGAAAGTGGTGAAGAGGAGCTGCATACCTGGTTACCGACCTTGTTTTGTCCAGAGTCAAAGTTGACTGACCCAGGATTTATTGACCGTGACATTTACAGGGCTTGGGTTGATCAGGGGTACTTGATTGCAACTCCAGGAAACGTGATTGACTATGAGTACATCATTGCTGAAATTGAGCGATTAGGCGAACTTTACAACATTAAAGAGATCGCATTTGACCGTTGGGGTGCTGCACAGATTTCACAAACGCTTACCAATATGGGCTTTACTTTGGTTGGTTTTGGTCAAGGGTACGTGAGCATGTCACCACCCACAAAAGAAGTTGAGCGGTTGATATTACAAGGCAGGGTGAGACACGGAAATCATCCTGTAATGCGTTGGATGGCAGATAACGTTATGGTTACGACTGACCCTGCTGGGAATATCAAGCCCGATAAAAAGAAAAGCCGCCAGAAAATAGATGCAATCGTAGCGGCAATTATGGCGACAGACAGGGCGGTAAGAAACTCTGTAGGGCGTAAAGATTCCGTATATGAACGGCGTGGATTGGTGGTGTTATGAGCCTGTTCGGATGGTTTGCAGAATTGAGACCAGTTATTGTAAATACAAAGTTTGGCAAGGACTTCAGAGGGGTTGTTTGGAAGAAAACAAACGACTGCATAGTTCTCAAAAATGCGGAGTGGTTGTCGCCTGATGGGGCGAAAAAACTGGATGGTGAAACAATCATCTTCATCAAAGAAATCGAATTTATACAGGCGGTCTCATGACAACGATTATTTCAGAAACTAACCTAATTACGATGCCAGCGAATTGGTGGACAAACGCAAACAACATCACGCTTTCATCGGTACGATCCGATTACACCTTTGATTATTTGGCAATGTACAAGAATCACATGAATGTGAGGATTTGCGTTGATTTCCTGGCTCGAAATATCGCTCACCTGGGGCTGCACGTTTACACGCGAAAAGAAGATAACGACAGAGAGCGGGTGCGAGACCACAGGGCGGTACAAATTCTGAAACAACCGTTGCCGTCAAAGTTTAAGGTGACACAGTTCCAACTGGTTGAATCGGCAGTCGCAGACATGCTGATCAGCGGCAATGGTTATCTGCTCAAACACAGAAACGGCGATGGTGAGATCATCGCACTTCAGCGTGTGCCTTATATGCTGATGAGTGTCAAGGGTGAGTTAGTTCCTACGAAATACAAAATTGGCTATATCGAGAAAGAGTACAAGCCAGAAGATATTATCCATTTTCGATTTTACAACCCTGAGAACTCTACCATCGGCGTTTCACCACTTGAAGGTTTGCGTGAAGTTCTGGCTGAAGAATGGGAAAAGTCAAAGTACAGCTCTGGTTTCTGGCGAAACGCCGCTCGTATTTCTGGTGTGATCGAAAGACCAATTGAAGCAACAGAAATGAGTGAAGCAGCGGCACGCAACTTCCGCCAGCAATGGCAGGAAATGTATGCAGGTGAAGACAACAGCGGCAAGACTGCTTTGTTGGAAGAGGGCATGGTTTTCAAACCGATGTCGTTCAGCCCGAAAGAGACAGAGTATATCGAGAGCAGAAAACTCAATCGTGAAGAATGTGCCAGAGCATATCACATCCCTCCGCCAATGGTCGGAATTTTAGATCGCAGTACGTTCTCGAACATTACCGAGTTGCACAAGTCGCTTTACATGGATGTGCTTAGTCCAATGTGCGCCAGACTTGAGGACGATTGGGATTTGCAGTATTTGAGTGAGTTCAAAGATTTGAAGGGCGCATACACCGAGTTTAATATTGACGAAAAACTGCAGTCTGATTTCAGTATGCAACTTGAGTCACTACGGCAGTCTGTGGGCGTTCCTTACATGACACCAAATGAAGGTCGTGCGATTATGAACCTTCCGCGTTTGAAGAATCCCCTGGCTGACACCTTGGTTACCCCTCTCAATATGGCAACCCCTGAAATGGTTATGCGACAACAACAGAACAAAGACGAAACGCCAAAGATAGAGACTAAGGCATCGGCTGAGTCAATCTTGCCAGAATATCCCGATCTGGACAAAGAGCATAACGAAAAATGGCATAAGTTGCTTGTGAACGTTTTTACACGCCAGAGGGATGCTGTTCTGCCAAAAGCGAAGATGGACAGGCTTGACGTGCTTTGGGACAAAGAGCGTTGGGACAGGGAAGTCGCTGAGGACTTTCTGAAACTTGCGGAAGAAACCGCTTGGGCTTATGCCGATACTTTTGCTGGACAATTAGGCGCAGAGTATCAACGCGAGTGGATGGAAAAGTGGTTGCAGGAAAACTCCAGGATAGCCGCCGAATACATCAATGCCAGCACCTACGATCAACTTGAGAAGGCTATGCAGAACGAAAAACCCGTTGATGCAATCAAGGAAGTGTTTGCTTCAGCGTTGGCAGTAAGAGCGGTGCAACTTGCAGAGGATCGCCGTGCAATGGTTGAAAGTTATGTAGAAGGCAAGATCGCTGATGCGGTTGATTCCGTTATTGGGAAGATTTGGACAGTAAGAAGCAATAACCCCCGTCCAGAACACGAAAAGATGAACGGTGAGTTTATCGAGAAAAGAGAAGTGTTTTCTAACGGACTACAGTACCCACGAAGTTACAAGGGTAGTGCTAAAGACAATGCCAACTGTAAATGTAAGGTGACATGGGTAAGAAAACCTGTAGACACCACGCCTTTGAGGTGAAAGGAATAAATATGAAAATGGAAAAGAAATCATTTGAAACCGAACTTGAGTTCAAAGAAAACGCCGATGAGACTGGTCAATTCAAGGCAGTGTTTAGTTGGTTCGATGTAATTGACAAGCATGGTGATGTGACATTGCCAGGTGCGTTTGAGGACGGGGCGAAAGTCAAGATCGCTTCCTGGGGGCATGCGTGGGAAAACCTGCCTGTTGGTCGTGGTGAAATCCGCCAGGATGAAGAGAAAGCCTGGGTAGACGGAAAGTTTTTCCTTGATACTGAAGCGGGTCTTGAAACCTACAAAACCGTCAAAAATCTCGGTGAGTTGCAGGAGTGGTCGTATGGATTCGAGACCATTGACTCATCCGAGGATAAGAAAGACGGACGGACAGTGCGAGTGTTGAAGAAACTCAAAACTTTCGAGGTGTCGCCTGTATTTATTGGCGCAGGAAATGACACCCAAACTTTAGCCATTAAGAGCGAGGGCGAAGAGCCTGAGCCAGAAGTGGAGCAGGAAGTCAAAACTGAATCAGAGACCGAGGAAGTCGGGAATGAGAGCGGCGTTGATCCTGCTGACATGAAATTAC